GGTGTTACTAGAACCCTATTCGAAGCTATGGTATCAGAATTAGCAAGAAGTAAGAAAGATTTATCAAGACCATTTAGATTAGATTATACATCAGGAAAGATAGGGCGTAAAGATTTTAAATTGGCTAAACTTAAAGATCTACCTAGACTGAATTCTATATTTACTGGTATTGGGTTCGAAGATATTACATTATCTACCCAGACTGCTGTCAGGAAGACATTAGATAATGATCAACAAAATATATCACCTGTAGAAAAAGCAGTTTATTACTAATCTCGCCCTCTTATCAGTTGTTAATAAAACTGATAAGAGAATTCCAAATCTTCAAAATATAAATGAAAGTGTGTTACTTGTTTATATTTTGAAGAAAGGTTTTTAATCATGAGAATTTCTAGGAACTGTGTAAGTTTAGTTAAGGAATTTGAGGGATACCATAGAGAATTATCTAATGGTAATTGTAAAGCATATCTTTGTCCTGCCAATGTATGGACTATAGGATTTGGTACTACTGTTTATCCTAATGGAACAACTGTTAAGAGTGGAGATATTGCTACCAGAGAGCAAGCAGAAGCTTATTTAGAAGACGATCTATCTAATTTTTCTTCTGGAGTAGTTAGCAGAGTCAATGTAAAACTATCTCAGAGTCAATTTGATGCCTTAGTTTCTTTCTCTTATAATGTTGGCCTAGGTGCATTCGGGAATTCAACATTACTAAGAAAGCTTAATAGAGGCGATTATCAAGGTGCTGCCAATGAATTCGGTAAGTGGGTTTATGGAGGAAATAGAGTTCTAGCCGGTTTAGTTAGAAGACGTAAGGCAGAAAAGAATTTATTCCTTGCAGAAGATTCAGCAATAGTTAATAGAGCTTCTTATGGTGATTCTAACAATACAGTAAAACTTCTTCAAAAGATGTTGAATGTTTGGTTATCAACCTATGAAAAAGATATTCTAGAAGTAGATGGGATTTACGGTACAGGTACATTAAATGCCGTTAAAGACTTCCAAAAGAATAATCAACTTCCTCAAGAAAGTTTTGTTGATAATAAATGTTGGTCTTTTATTGAAAAGTTCTATAATGATAAAACACAACCTCCTGGAAATCCTAGTACTCCAGTTGAAAAGAACATTATTAAGCTTAATGATTCAGGAGAAGATGTAGAAACCTTCCAAAAGATGTTAAATTCTTGGTTAAAGAAATTTAATAAGAAGCTATTAGTAGTTGATGGTGATTATGGCCCTGCAACGGATGAAGCTGCTAGAGATTTCCAAAAGAATAACAAACAAGAATTGCAATCATATATCACTTCTGAATGTTGGAAACTAGTTGAAAATTTCTGGAAAAAACATGGTGATGTTTCTGCTCCACAGCCAGCTCCTGGCCTAGATGATAGAATTAAAGTATATAACAAACATTCCAATATTAAATTATCAGACAACTTTAGTTCTAGTGAATTCAAATGTAAATGTGGTGGTCATTGTTCTTCTACTAAGATTTCTGGAAAAGTTGTTAAGTTGTTAGAAAAATTAAGAGCTAAGCTAGGAAAACCTATCTATATTACTAGCGCTTATAGATGCAAAGTCCATAATAGAAACGTTGGTGGTGTTTCTAATTCTAGACATCTAGTCGGTGATGCTGCCGATATCGTAGTAGCAGGTGTTTCTCCTGATCAAGTAGGAAAAGCTGCTGAAGAACTAGGTTTTGATGGTATCGGTGTTTATAGATCTCAAGGGTTTACTCATGTAGACTGTAGAGGTTATAGAGCGAGATGGTTTGGTTAATCTTTTTTCCAAAACATTAAAATGAATTAATTTTTAATTCTTGAGTAATAATTGAAGTAATTTGGATTAAATATTACCAAATTGCTTCTCTTATTATAACTGATTAGATTGTATAAGCCTACTAGTATCTATTGGATGTGGTTAAAGGAGCATCAGAGTCAATATAAGAAATACTAGCTAGGGGAATTAGGAATTACGACTCAATTATGAAAGGACAGCTTTCCTTTTTATACCAAGCTGTAATAAAAACATGGCGCAATATAATCACCCTCGAATTGAATTAAGCGTAGATGATAGATCAGTAGTACCAGGAACCATTATAGGAACTACTGCACTTTACGCCGCAATTCAATCAGCTCGTGGCCCAGATAATAAAATAATGCTTGTTAATAGTATAGATGAGCTTAATTATTATTATGGTGAACGAAGATTATCAGATTCTCAAATGAGAAGAAACCTTGAAGAATGGTTAGAAGCAGGCGGTAGAGCATTTGTTAATAGAGTTCTTCCTTATAAGAATGATGTTGCTAATGAGGAAATAGCTGCTAACTATAGTGCAATAGTTCTTTCAGCTCAATGTTCTAATATAGAAATAGAAACTGATGTATTCGAGAAAAAAGTTAAGATTGTTGCTAGATATCTTTCTGGTAATGAACTTAACTACAGAACAGACAGCGAACTTAAGGAATTAGTGATTCCTACTAATAATAACGATGTAGCTACTTTCCAAGAATATCCTCTGTTAGTTATTAGAGGAATGGATCGTGGTGAATTCTTTAATTCCTATGGTATTTCATTTAGGTTATTATCTAACAATGATAATACCTATGGTTTCCGTACCTATAGAATGAGTATATTTAGTTCTCCTTATTCTATTAATGGAACATTTGATATCTCATTTAGTTCTGATGCTATTGATCTAAGTCAGCAATCAATGTTTATTGAAGATGTAATCAAAACTTACTCTTCTGATATGGTCGCACTATTTAATAGTGATAATTACGAGAAAGTTGCTGAATTCATCGCTGGTAATGAAGAAGATATTGATAAAATCGATATCCTAACAGGATCAGAAAGAGATACTACTGAAGTAGAAACTCTTCATAGTGATACAGTGTGGGAAACTCCTACTTGGGAAGATGGAACTACTGAATTAGACTTAACTAGCTATATGGCATTATCTAATGGTCGTGATGGTGAATGGACTAATTCTAATAATCTAGAAAACCTATTAGTTAATGCTTATTCAGGAGCTGGTGATTCCGTTTCTGTAGATGGTGTTAACCTATATGATACTTACTTCTCTGATGTATTAGACGAAGATAGTTACCCTATAGATATAATTATTGATGGTAATCAAACACCACCTATTAAACTTGCTATGAGTGAATTAGCTAAGAAACGTGGCGATTTAATGACTATATTAGATACTGGGTTTACTGCTAGTTATATTCAAGCTATCCGCTATAGAAGTTCTAATATTGATGTTAACAACTATTACACCGCTATCTTTACTCAAGATATGGATATTAGAGACGTTAAGTTCGATAAGGATATTAAAGTTACTAGTACTTATTTCTTAGCTGGAAAGATTCCTTTTATTGATAGTGATAATTCCATGGGTATCCACTATACGTTTGTTGGCCCTAGGCGTGGTACTGTTACAGGATTTAAAAATATCTCTTGGCTACCTAAAGCACCGGAAAAAGAAGCTCTATATAACAAACAAATAAACTATATAGAACGAGATACTACCAGTACTAGATTTATGTCTCAGCTTACTTCACAAAAAGTTAATAGTGCTTTAAGTAATATTAACGCCGTTAGAACTCTTCTAAGAATGAAACGTGAAGCTAGACAGATTGCTAGCCAATACCAATTTGAATTCAACGATAGTACTACACTAAATGATATGCAAAAAGAAATGAATGCTAATTTTAAACGTTATGTTTCTAATAGAGCATGCCAAAGTGTAAAGGCGACGGTTTATGCTTCTGATTATGATATAATCAAGAAACGTGCTAATGTTAAAATAGAAGTTCGTTTCACTGGTATATTAGAAACAGTATTTGTGAACTTTGTAGTAATTAACTAATAAGAATTCGGATTAGTAAATTAATCTTATCGGGTAGTACTTCTACCTGATAGGTTCTTGGTTATAACAAAAGACTTAAAGGAATTAACAATGTCATTAAAAAAATCTTCTGATGTTATTCATCAGTATGAGCATACTAATAGTATAGCATCTCCAAACTTCTTTGAAGGTGCTTTTAATACTAGAGATATAATTAGTGATCCTTATATTACTGGTTACGCTTATATCAGATGGCTTAAGATCCCCGATTGGGTTAAACAAGAATATCCTAACTTTGAAGCCCTAATGGAAAAGAACTTTAGATCTCTCTCTGGAATTGGTTCTATTGAGATTTCTGGTGTTGGAGTCAACGCTGGATTCTCTAATAGTGAACACCAAGTAGCCGGTGGTATTTCTAACTTTCAAGGTTTCTCCACTACTCATAGAGAGTTTAGTGGTTCTCCAGTAACTAATGCTTATCGTCATTGGGTATCAGGAATCAGAGATCCTAGAACTAATATTGCTACTTATCCTAAGCAATATGGTCTAGATTATTCTACTGCTAATCATACTGGCGAATTGATATTCTTCAACGTTCGTCCTGATGCAGATAATAAAGAGAAAAAGATCATTGAAAATGCAGTACTGTTTACTATGGTAATGCCTACCAAAATTGCAATGGATCATATGTCATTCACTGCAGGAACTAATGATGGCGTTGAAATTGAAATGCCTTTCTTAGGAACTCCTATATATGGACAAGCTGTTGATGAATTAGCATCTGATAGCTTAGCACAAGTGTATGATGTAGTTCATATGAATGATGTTAACGTTCAATAATTAAATTAATTCCCCTATACCATATTATTAGGTATAGGGGAATTAATTTACTCTAAATCAGATTCATCGCCTTCTTCTTCGTTGATATCCAATTCTTGTTTATCTACTTTAGTCTTATCTCGGATTTTACTGATTATCTCTTCATAATACTCCCAGTCTAACGTGGGGACTAAACGTTTATACATTTCCTTCTTAAGTTTGGCGTCTAGCTTAGGTATTTCCTCGTCCTCTGCTTCAGACATTACCATTGAAACTGTATCTATAATAGAAGTAGCCTGATTTAATAGCTCACTAGTATTAGTTAAATTTAAAGTAGCAGGAGAAGGTAACACAGCATATATAGCAGCAAGATCAAAAACATGAGAGAAAGACCTATTCTTATTATTTTCATCCTCTATAAACAGCTCAGGATAGTCATTAGCAAATAATATCCTATATAGTTTAGTTATATCCTCTTGGAAGGTAGCTTGGTATCTAATAGTTTTCCTAAGAAACCTGCCATTCTCCATTGATAAAGACCTAGCAAAAGCTACTTCTTCAGCGTAACCTACATAAGCAGCAGGAACACCTAAACCTCCCACAATAGACTTCTTTAGGAATTCTACAAATGGGCTATCTAATTCCGGTGGATTGCCAGTATCCATAGTTTCTATTTCTATAGGTTTTTCACCATCTACTGTAGGAATAAAATAATCTTGTAGGTCTCCCACTCGTCTTATAACAGATGTAATATCTTTAAAGTTAGAGAATCTAAATTCTTTTTGTTTAATATCTCTAATTACTCTACTTACGGACTCTCTAGCATCTTTATCAATACCGATATCTACATAGAAAACATTCTTTTCATTCTTTCTAACTATACTACGCATAAATGTATTAATAAGTATGCCTATATATAATTTAGAAAAGAAAGTGACTTTACTGAGTATTGATTTACCATAACCCTCGCTACTATTAGGTTTAAAATGTACTACCTGTTCTTTAGAAGCAAAGTTAATATACCCTGGCGAATTACTATCATGCTTAAGCTTCATTAGAGCATAAATCTCTTCGGCTATTTTAGGGTTATCTTGAATAAACTTATTGTCCAATCTATTAGAAATAGTCTTAGAAAATATCTTCTGTATGAGTTTAGATTTCTCACTAAAATATTTTCCTTCTTTATTCAATGCACCATATAAGGCATTATTAGCAGAAACCTTGCCAGCAAACGAAGGATCCTTACTTCGCCGTCTTTCGTTAATAAGTTTATCTGAAGTCTCTTCGAAGTAGTAATACCCAAATACAGCATTATTATAATATAGCTTAACCACATTCTCCGGTTTAGGAGTCACTATAATAGATTTATTAATTGCTAGATTCTTATCTAATTTAATTTTTTTATTCTTAGATTTCTTTTTAACTCTAGAATACTCACTAGGTATATCCATATGAGTATTAGAGCCTATAATATTTAACGCATTAGCTCCTTTAGAGTTCTTTCCTTGCGTTTCTTCTAATAATAATGTCTCTAGGGAAGGAAATACCTCTTCATCATTATTGATAGGCGCAAATTCAGATAGAGACTCCGATATAAAGCCAGTTAAATCATTAGTAGTATATTTATTTACTTTGTCATCATCTTTATCACTTCTAGACTCTTCATTAATAATAGTAAGAAGTCTCTTAAAATCTGGATCATTCTTAGGAATATGATTCTCATTAATAATAAACTTATTTATATTATTCATTGCTGAATAGTTTTCATTAGTAATGAAGTCTTGAATCTTATCCTTAAAGTTATAAACTATTATAAAATGATCACCTAATGATAAAGCATTATCTAAAGCAGTTTCTATTTTTTCTCTTAATTTGTAAGTTTCAGAAAGCTCTTTACGCTTCTCTCTTAATGTATAAAGGTCTGAAGGTTCTACAGAAGCTTTATAATCAATATCGACATCTAATTTAGTAAAATCATCAGGACTAACAATATTATCTATAAAAGCCTCTATACCTTGGCCAATTTGAGGAATCATACTTTTAATAAGATAATACGTATTATATTCATCGATTCTACTACTTTCTTCAGACATGATAGAATGAAGTACATTATTATCTATATGCTGAGAAACATCCTTAAGAAAATCTTTCTTTTCCTTACCAACACCTTCGTATTCTTTAATCTTTTGTTTAATGAATGGATCTTCTTCATCCACTAACTGGCTCAATAAAGCTAAAGAAGTCTCAGTGTCTAATTTATTTTTTCTATAGAAATT